TCACCACTGTATCGCGGCGATTTCTTCCTTTGTGGTGGCGGCGGCGATTTCCTCTTCTTTTTCCCATTTGTGCTGGTAGAGCCATAGGCCGTAGTCAATCAACTCGTTGATAATTAATTCCAGGTCGGTTACCCAGATATCGCTGTGGAATTCGTTGTTGTAGTCTTTGATGGTGGTTGTTGCGATATTGAGCCGTCTCATCCGCTGCAGCAGGGATTCGAGGTTTTCTTTGTCATCTCTACCGCAATCAATCTTGAAATTACTGGTAAGACCTTGTGTTGTGTAGCCTTCCGAGAATTTGGATTGAAAAATACTTTTTATATCTGCAACCTTTTCAAGGCGGTGCTCTTCCAAGGTTTTCGGAATTGGGGCAGGCGTATAATGCACTCCATCCTCATAATGTGTTGTATCTGTAGGCGGTTCACCTTCACATACTATTTCACCAGGTTGGGCCTGGAATTCAAATAGACTTGCGGAACAAGAGCCTTTTCTTAAAACCAGAAAAGTTTCGGTATCATATACAAAGTAATTTACCATTATCGCTTTACCCCTATGATTATTAAGCCACGTCTACGCAAATAAACACCCGATGAGGCGTCTCCTCTGTATTGTAATTTGTAAACAAAAGTGCCGATACCTGGCGTATCTCGTATCAGAATAGTGGAGCTTCTTGTTACTTCCTCTAACACAGTTGTGTCTCTCACCAGTCTTACATATAGGGTGTCATATAACCCTGCTGTTCCTTCGAATGTGCATAGTACCATGATAGGTGTATCCGTAGTATTAACCAACGTCGCTGAAATGCCGGTATCTGCATACGTATGTGAGTACGTGTAAAGTTCAGTACCGGAAGAACTACCGACAGATATAGTTACTGCATTGTCAGCTATGGTCAAAGTTCCAACCGCTGCTTCGGCAATATTTGCTGTCTGTGCAACAAAATCCGTTGACTCTATCTGGTCTGCCGTCAGCGTGCCGGTATAGATCCCGTTCCCATCGAGATACGTGGCGTTGGGGGCGTTGTCGACCTGTGCCCATTCGATGGTGGCGTTTTCGCCCAGGGTGACGTTATCACCGACGATCAGTTGATCTGCGGCGATGTGGCGGGCGAGGACGGTGCCGTCGACTATCATGTCTCCGTTGACGCCTGCTGCCGGGGTGCCGTTTATAGTGCCGGTGACGATGATCGCGCCGGGCTCGCCGGTGGCCAGCAGGTCGATCAGGTCGGATGGATCGGAGATCACGATTCCGGTGATGCCTGCGGTTGCCGAGAGCGGGTGCCAGGGCATGTATGCGCCGAAGGGGTCGATCGGGTGTATCCAATAGTATCGCGTGGCCGCTACGGGCAGGTTTGCGTGGGTGTATTCCTGGCTCTGCGTTGAGGCCAGGAGCGTGGCCGCTGCCCTGTTGTTTGTTTCCGACGACCAGATCTCTATTGATTGATATTGTTCCCTGGTCAGGCCGGCTACCCTGAGTTTTATTGCCATCAGCGTGCCAGTGGCGGTGAGGGATAGCGACGGCTCCAGCGTTGTGTGGCTCGCGGAGAGCTGGGCCGTTATTGCCGAGGCGACGTCATTTACCGCTACCGCGACGACTGTTGCCTTGAAAGCACTGGCCGGGACACCGTCTTCGGAGTTTTTGGCCCAGGTGTAGGTGTAGGCGTTGCCCAGGACTGTCTCTGTCCTCCGGAGAGTGTCGTTCGGGTTGTAGATTTTTACTATGTAATGTTTGAGCAGAGACGCGGGGAAGGTGGAGGAGATTACCGTGTCCCAGGTGAGCTCGCAGTCCAGGGCGGTGAAGGCGCCGCCAGCGGGTACGGTGTCCAGCCCGGTTACATCAGGCGGTGCGTCGGCCAGTCCGGTGACCAGGTGGGTGATGCTGACGACTGCGGAGCTCAAGCCGTCCATGGCGATGGCGCTGACCTGGAAAACATGGCTACCGGGCGATACGTTGTCCAGGGTCACGAGCGGCATGTCTGTTTTAATCTCTGCCCAGTTATCGTCATCCCTTCGCCAGCGCATCAGGTAGGCGACGGTTCGTGCGTCGAGGGAGGCTTCCCAGTGGACCACCACCCGCAGCCGGGCGGTGCCGAGCTCGTCGCTGTAGAGCTCCTGCGCGGCGGTGACGTTGCGCGGTGGGGTCAGGTAGCCCAGCGGGTACGGGTTTGAGCTGGTTGATTCTTCCAGCTTTATGCCGTACTCGATATAGTTGTATTTATCCGGGTTGTGCTCGAGGGCGACGATTTCCACGGTCGCAGGTTCCGGCTCGGTAATGGAGATGACCCGGAACTGCTGGGGCTCCAGGTCGGAGATTCGCATGATCCAGACCGCTCCCGGTTGCGGCGGCTGGGAGAACACCGCAGCGAATACCGTATGATCCCCTGAAAGAAGGCTGGTCTCTCCGGCTCGCACAACAACGTCGCCGTCGGTTGCTGCAAAGGGCTCGGATCCTCCAGCGCCATCAGCAGTGTGAAAATATGTGCTGGCGGAATAGGCCGGCACCTCTTCCAGGGTACCATCCGGGAGAATGCAGCTCAGAAAATAATCTTTGCCGTCTTCGACCAGCACCGCCGCGTCGACGGTAACGGTTGATTCGTCAGCGGAGACGACCCGTCCGCCCAACCGCTTGGAACTCCGAATCGGGTCGGCGATCTGGATCACGTGGCCGGGCCGGAGGTAGCAGCCTTCCATCCCGGTGCGGAAACTAACCATGTCGGTTTCGTAGCGCTCGGAGTAGAGTATCCAGCGGCCAACGCGGTGGGCCTGACCTCGGGAAGTGCAGCCGAAGGCGACCTGCTGGAGCTCGTTGATGCCGTAGCGGGCGATTCCTTCGCGATCTTCGACATACTCAACGGCGGTTTTGCAGAGATTTTGCGGGTCGTTCCAGCTGATCAGCGCTACCGTGTGGCGGGCTTTTTTTGCGCTGCCGGTATAGCTGAACACGCCATCGACGACATTGGCCGGGGTAAAGAGTGCCGATGGACTGGTCGGGGCGTCCTGCGTTGCGGTGATGGTACCCTGCGCCCAGTAGGACATGCCGCGAAAAGCCGAGGCCAGGTCCTGCACGACTTTGTAGGCGTCTTCCCGGCTTTGTATGTAGCAGTTTAGCGAGAAGCGCGGTTCGTAGATCAGCTCGCCCTCGTTGTCCGTGAAGCCGCTCGGCACCAGCTCGTCGCAATAACGGCCGATGGAGTAGAGCGTCCATTTGTCGACCAGGCCCTCGGCGATCATGTGGCCGAGACCATAGCGGCGGTGGGTGATCAGGTCGTAAAAGCACCAGGCCGGGTTGTTGGTCCAGGCGACTTTGAACGAGCCGTTCCAGATGCCGTCGTAGCTTTTGGTGATCGGGTCGTAATTGACCGGGACGCGCACCTCCCGAAGGTACATATGATACGCGCGTTTCGGGATGGATTGGAACTGCGAAGCGTCGGCGCTGACGGCAACCAGGGCGCTGTTCGGGTAGCGGAATTTTGCATCGACGATCTCGGTATAGGATTCCCACCAGGTCTGGTTTTGAAGCGACGACAGCGTGGAGTCGGGCGTGATGCGGCTCACCCTGATCGACCACGGGCCTTCGCCGGGGAGGTTGACCCGGTACGAGCGCTGGTACTTTGACATGGTCTTTCCGGTGATCGTGTCCTGTACCGACGCGACGCCGAAGAAGCCGCTGTTGAGGGTTGCAGGGCCGCCGGTGACGTTGGTGATCCGGGCCTGATAGACAGCGGACGGCAGGCCGGTTATCTCGTAGGTCTTGGAAAACTGCGAGAGGACGCGGGCCTCGATGGTCTCGAGCTTGTAGGTGGTCCACTCCGCGTCCGCCGCCAGCTTGTACTGGATCTCGTAGGTCATCTTGCTGCCCGGCGGGAAGATGATCGACCAGACCGGGTTGACCCCTTTTACGGTCAGCTTGATTCCGGCGGCGGGGTTGGGGCTGGACAGCACGTTGTCGCTGATTGTGCCTTTATCGGCCCAGTCGTAGCCAATGACCTGATCGACGTAGGCGCCGCCGTTTTCCGAGACGGCAATATTGACGGTGACGGACGTGCCGTTCAGGTTGCCGTTTTTGGTGTTCTGGTGAGACAGTGTCGGGATGGAAAGTGTGACCCGGACGGCATCGAGGCCGGGCGTGCTTATGCTCCGGGTGATGGGAGTGTCGTGCTGGATTCTAACGCCGACAGAGACCTCTGACTCTGAGGAGGGGAACTCCGGGACGTAGGATTGATTCTGCGTGCCGAGTCGTTCTTCGAATTCCACGCCGGAGAAGTTCCTGACCAGGTTGCCATCTACATCCAGCACCTCCAGTGGTGTCTCGTCGAGGTAGATGGAGCGAGCTCCGTCTACGAGACCTCGGACCGGCCCCTCGCTGACCAGGTCGATAACCCGGGCAACGGCGATACTGCGGAGGCTGTCCGGCGCTTCGACAGCACCTTTTGACTTTTTGCCTGATTTCCCGCCGCCCGATCCTGCTATCAAAATATCACTCACGCGGCCCCCAAGGAATACGGCTGTGCTTCAATGCCGCCGCTGATCACATACGAGCCGACGATCAACTCGCCGTAGCCCAGCGGCACCGGGCCGCCCTGGGCTACGGTGTTGACCGGGCCGTTAAAAACATAGGACGGCTTATTTTCCGCCGCATCGGTGTTGCCGGCCTGATTGCCGTTGGCCAGGATGCCGGAGATACCGTTGAGCATCATCGAGACACCGAACAATGCCAGCGTAGACATGGAAATAAAGCCGAACGATGTTGCCGTCATGGCGCCGGCAAGGCTTCCGCCTGCGGCCATGTACCCCGATGCAGCGCCATAGGTCACGACAATGGCCACAACGGCGAGCACCGCACCGATGACGGTCTTGGCGATGTTGCCGCTGTTTTTACCGGCTCCGGCATAAACCGGGACCAGGTGGAATGTTTCGCGGCCGTATGGCCCCGTGAGCTCATCCACCTCTATATCCCGATCATCCAGCATGATGCGGTAGGTAATGCCGTCCCGCTCCGAGTCGCAGAGATACTGCAGAAAACCGGGTTGGTTTGCGTTGATGGCCCGCAGGGCTTCGGCAGGAGTGCAGACATCCAATGTCCACTCCTGCCCGTATTTCTCCCCGAGGATGCCGGACAGCTTGACAGCTCTCATAGTAACTCCTTGTGCCGCAGCACTCCGCAGGTTATCTCCTGCCAGTAGCCGCCGTAGATGTCCGGGCACGACAGACGGTTTTCCAGGTGATGGAGGATTTGCCCGTTACCGAGCAAAATAGCGCCATGGTTCGGCACCGGGGATGAGATCTGCATCAGCAGCAGATCATGTTCACGAGGATCATCATTGAGGATCTTGACAAAACCGATCTCGGCAAACCGGCCATAGTAATCGAGGCCTTTCTCCCAAAAACGCTCGGGGTACTGCTCGTTGAACGGCAGTGTGATTTGGAGTATCTGCCGGTAGTAGTCCCGCACCAGCGTCCAACAGTCATGTACACCCCAGACAAATTTGCGGCCGCACAGAGGGGTCTCCTCTTCGGCGGGGTAGAGCACCTGCATCTGATCCTCATGCAGAGAATAGATGAACCACGGCAGACCGGAGCGGTTGCAGGCGCTGATGTCGGCCTGGCTGGGGGCCGAGGTCGTGACCGGGTGCGTGTGCCAGATGCCGAGCATGGCGCCCCTGCGGGCGGCGAAAAGATAGTCTTCGGGATGCAGAACAAAATGTTCCGTCGGGTGTTCGGAGATATTCCGGCACAGAATCACAACCTCTGCTCCGGCAACCGACACGAGACAGCCGCAAGCCTCTCGTGGAAAGGCTTCGCGGGCATGGCTGCTGATGATATCGCGGTTGTGTTGTTTCATCAGGCAATCCTCCCGACCGACGGGAACGCACCATAGGGCAGCTCAGCATTCTCGCCGAAGCGCAATTTGCAGGAACTGACGCGCTTGCCGCATTCGTCGAGGTCCGGGTCGGTCGTCGCGCTGTCGTCGAATTTTGCCACGGCTGCGCCGGTATAGCCGCACTCGGCCGAGCGGTACTCCCACCAGCAGCAGGTGCCGGTGACCTGTCGCCGGGGCAGCTTGACACCGTCCAGATCCCAGATCCCACTCAACTCGTATTCAAGCACGGTGTTGTTTTCCAAGGTTTTCTGCTCGATGTAATAGATCTCCTGGGGCAACTCGGCAGTCGGGTCAGCGCCAGGTTCGCCATCGAGGTACTTGGCAAAGGTCCGCTTCCGGGTAACCTTCGCGCCAACGAGGTCGTCGTGCTGTCGGCATAACGCGCTGAGAGTGCCGTCGACATTGGCCACGGAGAGCTTCGGCCGGGCGGCCTGTCCGCGGCCCTGGATCTCGAACCCGCTGGCCTGGATGGGAAACGGCTGATAGCTGTTGCCCTGGAAGACAATAGGCGTGCCGCCGCAGGCGTGGAAATAGTACACAGCCCCGCCGAATGAGCTGCAGTCCAGGACAAACAGCTCAACAAGGGCGCCGGGGGCTAATTTCTGGATATCTGATTGTATGGTCATGATGGATCGGGTACCTGCTCAAACGTGGCTGAAATATCGCAAACAACCGCAGTTTTGTGCGGTCGGCTCCATTGGGGGCAGATCACTGTTATGGCTGCCGCTGCTCCGGGAGAAGTCCAGTAAAATGCCTCATACCCGCCCTTGGCCTTCAGGAAAGCATCGATGCTATCAGCCTCGGCGTGCGGCACATTGGTCATCTGTACCGACCATTTTTCCAGATCGGCATTAATGCCATCGCCGATACGCTGGGCGTAGCCGTCGCCGAATTGGGCCTTCCGCACCCTGGGCGCAACGTCCTTGGATGTGCCGAATGATACCTGCCAGGTAAATGTATCCATTAGGCCAGGAGCCCCCCTGCTCGTTTCTGCTTGATAAGGACGTCCATCACGGCCCCGTCGATCATACGGCCGAGACTGGTGGCCATCTCAGGAGTCATGCCGCTGGACGACTGGGAGCGTGTGGCGTTGCCGGATGCATCGACATTGACCACCACGTTGCTGGTCACGTTGCCGGTGTTGCCCCCGCCGAGCGCCCGAACTCCGAGCTTGCCACTGCGATCGCGGGCCAGGGGGAAAATCCCCTCGGCGTCCGCGCCTTCGCCCATGACGCCAACGCCGCCGTAGGCGAACTTGAACATGGTCGGCTTCGAAACCACCTGACCGGAATACCCGGAGAGCGATGGCGAAGCATAGGCGTTTCCATTGGCATTCATCACCCATGAATAATCGACACCGCCACCACCGCCGCCTAAAAGGCTGCCGATGCCGCTGATTATCGAATTGGTTGTTCGCTGCGAGAGGATGTTTGTTATCTGGCGGGCCAAGTCCTGAAAAAACGACTGCAGGACACCACGCAGATCCTCGAAACGGCCGGTCATCAGGGAGAAAAAACCATCGTCAAAGGCACCCCGGAGACTGTCTGCAAATCCGTGCGCCAGTTGCTCGCCCTGCTGAAACAGGCTGTCTGCCTCCTGGATCATTCGCCTGATACCCTCGGCAAAACCGCCGCCGAAATCATCCGACAACTCGCGGACGGCCAGCTCAAAGCTCAGGACTTTCCGCCGGGTATCCTCAATGGCGTTCGCCTGGGCGATGTAGCCGGAAGGGTCGGCGGCTTTATTGATGGTGAGCAGTGACTTTTCCTGGACGGCAAGGAGGTCCTTGTTCAGTTGCAGGCGCTGATCGGAGGCGGAGGCTTTGCTGATGAGGTGGTAGGCTTCGGCGGTGTCGACCAGGGATAGCTGGTGCTGGATCTCGGCTTCGTGGAGCTGCTGTTCCTTTTTCAGCGCCTCTGCCATTTTTGCAGCGTAGTCTTGCATTTGCTCGGTACGGTATTTTGCAGTTTCTTCGGCCTGCTCTTTTTGTATGCGTAAGGTTTCAGATGCTACAAACCTGTCTATATCGATCTGCCTAACGCCGGCTTTCTTGTATTCTGCGGCACGCTTATTCATCTCTCGGTATTCAATTTCAAATTTATCGAGAGTGTTTTTAGCAATAGTGTCGTCAATGCCCTCAAGAGCCTTTGCTAGTTGCTCTGCGGTCCTCTTTGCTTCCGCGGCCACCCTCTTTGCTTCCGCCAAAGTTTTGGAGGCAGCAGCGGCCGCATCTTTCTTATCCTGCTCTTTCTTTAGCTCCGCGAGGTAGGCATCAAGCTTCGGATTTCCGGCCGATTTGCTCGGATCTGGAAGTGCGCCCGAGGTCGCGTCGGCTGCTACACCGCCCCCGGGAACAGGTTTCTGTCGGCGTCGATTAAACATTTCGATAATGATTCCCGCTTCCGGAAACAAAGCCGTAAGTCCGAGTTTAGCCCCCCCCTTAAAGGCGTCCGTCCGGCTGATTTTTTCCAGCTTGTTCGTAACTTCGACCAGGAACGGCAAGACATCCTTCGCCAGGGAGTAGCCGAACGAGCGCGCATTATTCTGCATTCGTGTTATGTTGTCGTTAAATTCCTCTGCTGATTGTGCGGTTTCGGTGGATATTGTGACATTTACCTTACCCAGTTCCACGTTCAGCGAGTTTAGGAATGGAATTAATTCCGCGCCGGCCTTGCCGAATAATTTCTTTGCAAGCGCTGTTTTTGCCCATCCGTCCTCCATCTTGGAGAGGATAGCTGTCGTATCCTTCAGGATGTCGAACGTTCTCCGGTTTCCGGATATATCAACATTGAGTGCCTTGAAAAGTCCAGAAAGCTCCTTATCACCTTCTTTCGCTTTTAGGATTACCGCCGAGAGCTGCCCAGACAATTTAGTGATCTGTTCAACCGAGGCATCGGATACGGTCCCGGCAAACTTCAGTTTCGTAAGTTCTTCAACGTTCATTCCTGCCTGTTGCGCTGCTTTTGATACATCATCGAGCTCATCAATAATTGACCGGAAGCCCTTTACAACTGCCACGACAGCTGTTGCCGCTCCCAGAGAAGCAAACAATGTCGAGAAACTGGCCGCGAATCCAGTGATTTTGCCCTTGAAGGCGGTCACGTCTCCATTAAGCCCCGATAGCTGACCTTTGACCTCGCGGAACGCCTGCTGCGTCTGGTTCAGTGCGGTGATAACTATTTCGGTTTTATTTTGTGGAGGCATTTCTTGGTCCTCTTGTTAGTCCGGGCAGGTGGCGCATACCGTGGCGAAGTTTTCGCCGAATTTCTGTTTGCATTCGGCCAGGTATTTCCCGTTGCAGTATTCCCCGGCGGGTTGGTCTCTCCGTCCATGGCCCGCTGACGGCTCGCCTTCGGGGCCATAGCCAAGAAAGTTCAGGACTGCGTCGCGGAACAATAGCTCGCGATAGCGGTATTTCAGATAGGGTCGGCACTCGTCGAGGGTGTATCCCCAGAGGATGGCGTCTCGCCGGGTGATGTCTCCCCCTGAGAGGTCGACACAGATTTGGTCGATCCAGTCCGTCTCATCAGGCCTCTGACGTTTGCTATGACTCCCGCCAGCTTCTGCAAAAGTGAGGCTGCCGGGTTGCAGATAAAAAAATCTTCGATTACCTCAAAGGCCGTCTCAGGCTGGATGGTATACTGGAGTTCGTCGGCCAATGCGGCCAGGTTCTTGTCCCGCAGAGACATACACTCTTCCGTCAGAACCACGGCCAACGCCTGGGGCAGCCGGTCTTCCAGTACCTCTATGATGTCCAGCACTGTGAAGTTTTCCGCTATCTCCAGGCCGGTCAGTACGTTTTTTATCTGTTTGTGCTGGATGAGCACCAGAGGCCGCTGGATGTACGTTTTGCCGCCTATTTCGTAGCGTTTTTCCATGGTGATCCTTTCAAGATCAGACCTGCCAGGTTTTGAAAACCTGGCAGGTCTTTTTGTTAGTGTTTACGAGAAGACAATCTGGATCTCGTCGTCTCCGGTGTTCATTGCCAGCTCGAAATTCACGGCCGCAACCATCTGGCCGGTTCTGTCGCTGTCGCCGATTTTGGTATAGACCAGTTTCGGTGCGGTGATGGTGAGTTTGTTGTACTGCGTGGCGCCTACCGGGCCGAGGGTCAGCGCAACCGGGGTGCCTGATTTCCACTTGCCGTAGAAATCGTGGGTTGCCACCGTGACCATCTCGGGGTCAAAGCTGCCGGATGGGTTGCGGTCGGTAATCAGGCAGGAGAGGAAGCCGGAAGCGGTGGTGAAATTCTCGCGGAGCTGGGTCTGGACGCCCATATCGATGTCCCAACTGGCCGCAATACCGGCATAGGCGTCCACGTTGAGGATCGCCGACAGCAGGACTGGCGGAACTGTGCTCTCGAAGGTCGGGGAGACCATTGCGCCGTCAATCGTGCCGTCCCAGACGCCGAGGAAGGTGAATTCCGCATAGCAGGGCTCGCCGTTCTTCCCGGAAAACTTCACATTGCCCCGGCAGCCTTTGAGTTTTTTGATGACGCCGTCCTCGTAGCACCAGATCGTCATGCTGGGCACGCCGGAGCTGGCGGGCTTGTAGGTAGCCGTCTCGCTGCCCGAGGTCGTGACGATCGTCTCGGAGAAACCGCAGCAGCGCAGGTATTTGCCGAGGGCGGGCGAGACTGATCCCGAATATGCCGCGCCCGGCCCTTTTAGTTCGGCTCGGAACGTCAGGCTGGCCATCTGGGTACCCATCACCGGGACCAGCTTTGACAGGGTATTGAGGGCAATGCTCCTGTCGTTCTTCTTAATATCCGGGTCGACCTTCGGGTCTATGGCCAGTATCCCGGCATCCGCTACCGTGATCGATTCGGCAGTTCCTTCGGTTTGTTCAATTTTTCCCGCTATTACTCTTCGTCTCGTCAACATTGGCTACCACCTCCTTGTTTTTGTCTGTATCGTCGATGATGATTGTTTCCGCTGCATCATTGACTGTTACCTGGAATCCCTGGGTCATGGCTCACCGCCTTTCGGTTGATATGTATCCTGATATTTTTGTCAGAGCGTGCCTCTCGCCGTCCGGTACTGGATGCTGTAGGTCAGCAGCCCGCCGGTCAGCAGGCGCTCGCCCTGCTCAAAACCTATGTCGTGACTGACAAGGTTTACGTCCAGCGTCAAACCCGCCAGCGTCGGAGTATCCGCCTCTATGCGACTCACGGCGTCGAGCAGTGTCGCGTCAACCGTGGCGGGGGATGTAGACCCCGCGGCGAGCACTTGTATCTCTACCGTCAGCTCGTGCCGCAGGTGCGATGATTCCAGGGGCGTTACCGGGCAGTCCGTGTCCCGGATATTGATTGCCGGCAGCTCAGCATCCGCGTGAGGCTGGATGCGGCGGGCGTCGACGCGCTTGACCAGGTGGGTAGTTACCATGGGGTCAAGGAGAGTTTTCAATCGAGCTACTATTTGTGCGCGTCTGCTGCTCATATTTCACCCCTCCGGCACTCCACCGGCTCAACACTCCGCTCGCAGTGCCCCGGCCCGAACACCCCATCAACCACCTGCTTTGCAAACCGGCAGATCCAGAGATGCTGATTCCGGCCGATACGGCTGCTGATGGTTTCATCCGGGGAACCTCCGAACAGGATCACGTTCAGCCCCTGGTCAATCCAGACTGCGATGTTTTTCAGGTACCGCACGATCATAGGCCGAGCTGTGCCCGCTCGCTTTTGCCCCATTGCCGGACACCCTCGATGAATGTCTGATATTCCACTATCAGCTCCGGCTCTCCCGGCTGCATCTGGTACATTCCCGCGAGCTGCCCGACGCTGATGCGGGTGAAATACATCTCATCCTCGGAACAGTATTTGGCCCGGATCTTATCCTGCATGCGCTGGTAGATGAGCTGGCAGTGGGGCGATGCAGCCTTGATCTGTTCCTTCAGCTCATCGGTGAGGATCGGCTCCTCGATCTGGATCTGCTCCGGCTGCTCGGCTGCCAGTTGGTCGTCATCTGCGACGGATACATAGGTATAGCCGTCAGGCAGCGTGCAGAGCTCGGTGATCCCTTCGCCTTGCGGGCTGTAGCTGGTGTATTCGTCCGATGCTTTGATGTAGCGGTATATTTTGGCCATTGCTGCTCTCCTTGATGAGCCGCAGCAGGTGCGGCAATGAATTGGTGCGGCAGGCGTGCCCCAGGATCGAGGCTATCGATCTGAGGTTGCCCGCCCGCACGGCTCTTTTGAATCGGTACAAGCTGAACTTTCGGATGAAGCGTTTATGTCGCCAGGTGCGGTAGCCGACGAAATTGACGCCACGGCGCACCTTCTGGATGGTGGATTTCGACAGCGTGAGGCGGAGTGCGGTTTCCAGGTAGATGATGATCCGCTCCCGGCATTCGAGGCACTGCTCGCGGGTCAGGCCGAACAGGATAAAATCATCAACATAGCGGACGTAGTTTTTCACCCCGAGAATCCGCTTGATGTAATGGTCGAGCGGGTTGAGGTAGACCAGGGCGCATAGCTGGCTGAGGAGGTTACCGATCGGGATCCCGGCCGGTCCGTCGCACTCAGCGTAAAGCATCATCAGGTCAACCAGTCGCTGGTCTTTGATCTTTCGTTCTATGAGCCAGTTCAGAATAGAGCGGTCGATGCTGTGGAAGAATTTCCTGATGTCCAGTTTCAGCGTGTAGCTGTCAGGGTCACACTTGCGCAGAGCGCGCTGGGTGTAGTCACTGGCCCGGTGCGTGCCCATGCCGTTCCGGCAGGCGAAGGACTGGTCGATGAATGTCTTGTTAAAGAGCGGATAGATGATCCGGTAGATCGCGTGCTGCACGACGATGTCACGGAACGCCGGGGCGTGAATGATGCGTTCCTTCGGCTCGTAGACCTTGAAGGTGTAATATGGCCGCGGGCGGTAGCTGCCCGAGTGGATCTCCTGGTGGAGCATCTCCAGGTTGCGACCGAGTGCTGTCTCGAAATCGAAGCAGGCACGTTTCTTCCTTTTGCCCTTGCGGGCATCGAGGAAGGCCTGGTGCAGGTTTTCCCTGGTAAATATTTCGTTGAAAAGATTGCCGTGTCGTTTCAAAAAGTGCCATCCTGATGTTCGGATTGTCCTACCAAAAAGTCCGGCTGGTTGATTTCGCGTAACGCCGGACACCACACCCCTGTATCTCCACTATACGCCTGCGCGTCTTGAGGCCAGAGAGACAGTCACACCGGAAGCCCACATTGTTGTTCGAGTTCGTCCGATAGTTGTTCAAATTCAGGTACCACACGCCGGCATTCGAACTGTTGTTCCAGTTCCCACCGGATAGAGCGCATAGTAATGTGGTGCCCGTTCCTCTACTTCACCATCTATTCTCGTCCTTCATCTTCTTGATCCAGCCGCCGATCATCCGGCCCAGCTCGTCCACCAGGAGGCTGAGGGATCCGAACCGATGGCCTTCGAGCTCTTCCGGGGTTTTGTCGGTTTCCTTGCCGTCCCGGAAGCGGAAGTATCCCAGCTCGTAGGCAAGATAGATCTGCATCCTGAGCTTTTCGTGAGCGATGTCCAGGTTGCTCAGGGTAGTCTTTTTCAAGTATCGCTTCTGGCCCTCGGAAATATTGTCGTAGATTTCATAGGCTGTATTCCGGATCCTGTTTGAGAGCGCGAACTTCTCGTGCTTCGGGAAGTGGTTGAGGTAAATGTTCAGGAGTTTTATCAGCTCCATGAACTTGCGGTTTAAATGAACTTCGCCGGGGCTATGGGTCATCGGTCGTTATCACTCCCTCAAGCAGGGTAGCAGGCACACCGGAAGCCCACATAGTGGTTCGAGTTCGTCCGATAGTCGATCAAATACAGGCACCACACGCCGGCAGACGAACTGCCGTTCCAGGCCCCACCGGACAGAGCGCACAGCTCGTTTCTTAAATACTGGTAAAAATAATCAGTGCCGAAAAGGTTTGTTCCCGCAGAGGAGATGCCGTTGCTGTCTTTCTGGATACCGAGTCCAGCAAGGAGCCATCCGGCTCCGGAGGTTGCTTCCGATAGGACCTGGTTGGCGGAATTGCCGAATCGCTGGGCGAGGGCTGAACCGGCAGCGAGCAGCGGCATCGCGGCAATGGCGTCCATCATGGCCGCCACCCCGGTTGCTCCCCAATGGTCCGTTGCTGCAGAGTTCCCGCTGGTGAAGTCGCGCATTTTGGTGGCCGATTTTGCCGCGTAGAACGTGCCTACGGTGCAACTGCCGCCGGAAGTAAAGGCTGTGTAGCCGGTGGCGTTCACGCCGTTCAGGGAAAAGGTGTCAGCGTCAATCGCTGTCAGTGTGTAGATTTTGTCATTGAGCTGCGTCATGCCGCCCACGCCGGTGATCATCGCCTGCTGTCCGGTGGTGTAGCCGTGACCGACAATCGTTACCACGCACGGGTTGGCCTGAGATGCTCCGGTGATGGTCTTGGCTGCAGCGATGCAAGTAAGGCCGGTGGATATCTCGTACATCAAGCCGTTAAGGTCAGCCACACCGCAGGCCTGTCCGTTATGGGTGGTTTTCGCAAACGGCGTACCGGATCCGGTTTTTCCGCAGTTGCTATAGCCGTCGGTGATGTAGGTTACCGCTGTGTCATTCGTGTCTTTCAGTGCGTTGTTGTTGCAGCCTTTCGGGAAGTTCGTCACGCCGGTCGCATCGTACCAGGCACAGTAGGTGCTGCTCGTGGCTGCCTGGCCGTGTGCCATTGACAGCAATGCCAGGCCGGAATAAATAAACCGGCTGCAGCAGAAAAATGGTGAGTTGGCATCAACAGCGCCGTTGACGCCACTGCGAGCCCGCGGGGCGATCAGTGCCGCGTAGTAGGCGTTGACTCCGCTGGTGGCGGTCAGGCCGCCGATCGGGTTGTGATCGGCATGGGTGGACAGCGGTAGGCCGCCGAGGATGGATGAGGCCACGAAGCCGGTGCCGAGGGCGTTTTTGCTGGCCATATACTTGTCGACAAACACCCCGGTTTTTTCGACGCCGCCATCGATAAACATCCGATGCAGCGCATAGCCTGCGGCGTTGGCGTCGAACGTGGTGGCGTAGGTCTTGACGCCTTTTATGTCGGTTACGTTGACTGCGAGACCGTTGGAGCCGGTGCCGATCTTGTAGTAAAACTTCGGGATCCAGCACATGACGGAACCATCAATATAGAGATAGTTGCCGTAGTTCGGGTGCGTCGGGTCCGTGTAGCCGTAGAGCGGAGCCATGCCTGCCGGAAGCGCTGCCGACGGGGCGACCCCTACGCCGAAACCAGCCTGTCCTGGTACCCCGATTGAGTTGAGTGAGGCGACGATCTGCCCGACTGCTGCGTCGATTTGTGCTCCGGTGTAGTTTGATGTATATGCCATGGTTATCCTCTCGCGGTGATAAAGTCGTTGCCGTCGCTGGTGACAAACAGCTCGTGGCTGCCAGCCCCGTCGCGTGTGTTGAAATAATTTCTGGCGCCCGAGCCGCCGCCATCGGAACCAAAGCCAAAACTGCCGAAATCAAAATAGGCGAAACTCATGTCAGCCTCCGCAGACGATCGCTGCAACAGAGATCACGATCTCCGTGGTCTGGTCGTCAATCGGAAAAATATTGGGCTGCCCGACATAGATCGGGATGATTTTGTTCGCATCACCATTCAGGGTCAGGGTGCCGTTGGTAGTTGTGGGCCAGATGCCGAGGAGGTGCCAGCCGGAGATATTGTGGTCTCCGGTGCCGTCTTTTTTAAATGAGGTGCCGGCCAAGACCGTCCCGAGGTGTTTCGTCGGGTCCGGTACGTAGGTCTGCAAGAGTGTGCCGCCGGTGTGTTTCATACTATCTCCTTACTTCAGGCACCCTTTCAACTGCTCAGAGCACCAGCGTTGGTATTGATACCGCTCCTGGAGCCAAGCGGGGGTGACTTCATAGTTGCCGTTCGGCAGCGCCTTGATCGTCTTGTCCGCCGGGATCACGGTAGTCCGGCGGGGGGCGCAGCTCGTTGAAAGCAGCGCTGAGAGAATCAGCATCGCGATCAGCCAGGGCATTATCGAAAGCTTCCACGTCGATCGCATAGGTTTTCTCCCTCCTGGCGGCAACCTCTTTTGCGATCGCCGCCAGGATCGGTGCGAGTATCGTCAGGATTACCGTGATGAGTCCGATGATCGCCGCCATGTCACGGTGTTGACGGCTTGCCGGCCAGGGTGCGCAGGGCCTTGATGATCATGTCGAGGATGCCGTTGCCCTTGAACCAGGGGAGCAGCGACAGCGACTCGGAAATGCCCAGCAGCACGAGAAAGACCGTGGCCAGATTTGCCGTGAGCCACTGCATGACGGTTGGTTGCGCTGCCTGGGCGGTGATGGTGGTCGAGCCCGGGGCGATCGTTTCCGCTGCAAACGCGAATGCCGACAGCAGGACGAGGCACACGATAATCAGAAGGGCGGTAAATATGCTTTTGAGATTTTTCACGGGAGACTCCTTTTTGAAATGTTGGTTGGTGTTTACCTCTACAGCAGGTGCGCTTTGTCCGGCACCATGCCCGCTGCGAGCCATTCTGCCACGCTGAAGCCGGGGCATTCCTTGGCGACATTCGGCATATCACGGTGTCCGACGATTTTCGCGTCGGGGAGATTTTTCCTCAGGCTGTTTACCGATTCGCGCAGACTCAGCCATTGAGCAGCGGTGAATTTTCGCGTACCACACAGACAGATGCCGATGCTGCGGCTATTGTGGCCCACGGCGTGAGCGCCGACCTCTTCCAGGGAGCGGCCGGGGTGGACCAGGCCATCGACGGAGATGAAATAGTGATAGCCGATGGAGCTTAACTCCGGCTGCCAGGCCCGGCGAAAGATCGACTTGCGCTCCCAGCCCAGTTTCCGGTGCCAAGAGTCAACATCGCGGATGGTGTCCGGGCGGCCGTCCGGAGTTGCCGCGCAGTGGATGACTATCAGGTCTATTTTTCTCATTGATCTTCTCCTGGGATGTAGGCTCTGGCGTCGTACATGCGCTCGCTGGGCTTCTGGTCCTCGCCCAGGGGCTCGTCACCGGCTGAACACCCGCCGCAGTGCTCCTGGTCGCAGATGTACTGGTTATTGAGTCGACAGAAGAAACAGGTCTTAGGCATTTTTCTTACGCCTCCTGCTTGAGGCTGCCCGGCGGGTTAGCCGGTTGATTTCCGGAGCCGGCAGTATTACCAGATTGTTCCATCCGCCCAGGGCTGTGATCAGCATTATTTTTTCCTTTCGGTGCTGGACAGGTGTCGTTGCAAAAGTGTCTGCGGCAGGCGGCCTCCCCGGCGTTTTGGTAGACTGGGCAGCCTTCGAAGTATTCGCATTTCATCGGTGACCCTCGGGGTGTCTCTCTTCACAGATTGCGGAGCGGACCTGGTTGGCTGCTTCGAGTTTTCCGATACGGCCGAACATGCCAGCCTGATTGCTAATGATCCAGACGATGACGCCCATCAGGATTGTGTTCAGCAGGCCGAACAATCCGACGATCATCTGCCAGACCACGTCGGCATTCTCTGTAATAATCGGCGTGCCTGCCGCGTGTATCTGTGCGGAAAGTACGAATATCAGGAGAGTCACAACAACCAGCATGATCTGTACTGACTTGAGCTTTTTTGAGATCGCCACGCCTGGCTCCTGTTTACTGCCGTTCGAGGATAAGTTTTGTCATACCCTGCCCGTCTGGCTCCATGGCTATGCACTTATAGGTGCCGTCGTACTCTCCGCATGGTGTGTCGCTGATAGTGATCGATGTGCCGTGTGCTATGGATCGGGCCGCAACGTCGGTTGATTTGGCCATTGCCGTCGGAGCGTAAGACTCGATCTCGTTTGTCTCGATGCTGATGCCCTTGTAGGGGGCGTCGAAGATCACGGGGATCGGGGTGACGCCGATGGTGGCGGTGACTCCTGAGTCGGCGAAAAATATGTCGAGGTCGTCAATGAACATGTGTCACCTGGCCCGCGAGGCCAAAGACCCCGCGGGCGATTTTAATCATTAGCCAGCTTCGACAGTCCCAGCTCCGACGTTTATTTTGACATTCACGGTGGTAGCCGTGGTCAAGGCAGCTTCAGTTGCAACGCATGATCCGGAAATATCGCCAGCTGCGGCAACAGTGGTGTTGATGTCGAATTTGGCTTCCGATATGTCGAAAAGAGCGGTTGCTCCCTGGGCAATGGCATGCCCGGATGCTCCGGCGACTTTCGGCAATTCCCAGACGCCTTCCGTGGCCAGTACACCCACGGCTCCAGCGGCAATATCGGTGAGCGCTACGCAGACCAGGGAACCGACAACAACGGGGCTTCCGGAGGTAGCTGCGGTACCTGTGCCGTTGGTCCAGGTAATATGTTTGCCTTCCTGAATGAAATTCTTTGCCATGATGTTTCTCCTTCTGTTTTTCGGGTCATCCTTCGCCGCGGCTCCGGCGTGGCCCTACGTTGTCGAGATTTCAGACCTGCCAGGTTTTGGAAACCTGGCAGGTCTTTAGCTATTAGGCTCCAGCGTTCTTCAGTGCTGATTTCCAGTCAACTGCTTTAGCTCCGGCATCGATGCGGACTTTGTACTGCACGCCGTCGACACTCCAGCCCTCTTTCATCTCAAGGTACGGCGCCCGGTTGCCGTTCAGGAAAAAGACCTTGACGGTTTTGCCCTTGCGACCCATGAGGTACCAGGCGGTGGCTGAGGCGTCATCGAGGCGGGATTCGTAGATTCGCTTGAGACGCTCTCCGCCGTAGATATTCTTGACGTTGGGGCTTGCCTGGGTACCGACAACCAGCGTCTGGAAGAAGGTTTCACAGATGGTCTCGATGCTCTTCGGGCCGAGGAAGTACTCGGGGCTAATGTTGAGACGCCGCTTTCCTCCGATGTCTTTCTGTAGGCCCATCAGTTTGACCGCCTCGCCGATGGAGGTTACCGAAACCGCAGCAGTGGTGCCCAGATTACCGTGGTTAGCGTGGAACAGCGCAACACCATCGCCCATGGCCGCGTTTCCGGTGAGGACCGCGTAGGGCAGATCACCGATCTTGCGGGAGGCTGCCTCACCATGAGCCCTAGGCACATCGGTCAGGGCGGAAAGATCATCGTTGATGATAACCTGGCGGCTGATGTCGAAGAGCTTGCCATAGGTGGCGATTTTATATTCTTCCTTACCTTCGGAGCGCTTGCCGGTTTTGTATTCCTGCTCTTCAAGGATTTCATCCAGATCGGAAGTTTCGGATGCCCTTACCATGGTGTGCGTCTTGAAGTCGGAAACGCTACCCACTGCACACCATTCTTCCCAGGTTTCACCGGCAGACTCATAGCCTTCCATAAGCTCTTTGTTGGCTACGGCTGCCAGGATGTAGGGAAAGTCGGAGGTGGTCAGGGCGCGGCCAACCATTTCCATCGGGTTGCCGACAATGGAAATACCGGCCATGCGGCAAGACTCTCTGGCAAGTTCGCGCAAGGAATAGCCGCGCAGGTCGAGTGCGCCGGGTGCTGGTTTTTCAAGGGTGAAGTTGCCGGCCCGCAGGATGAGAGAGTCTTCGGCAGCAGAGCGGAATTTGTCGCGCTCGTCGGCAACCACGTCGAGTGGCTTGCGATAGCTGGTTTCGGGCGAGGTTTTTATCATCCGCTCCAGGACCAGTTTACGGGCCTGATCGGCCGTTACTTCCGGTTTGAGCATTTCGGCACGCTCATCAGCCGGGACCCCGAGCTGCTCGCACATGGCGGTGATCTCGGTGATGCGGGTGTTTTCGGCCCGGGTTGCTTCGGCCCGGATGTCGCCTTCGCTTTTGGCGGTGACTACGGCAGGCGTGACGGCCGGGGTTGCGGCTCGGGATTCCATTCTTTCCAGGAATGTCCAGGCCTGATCTTCCGTGGCTTCAGCCGGGAGGCCACGACTCTCCAGGTACTTTCTCAGTCTTTCGTTCATGTCTTTCTCCTTCCCCTGTTCGGGTGGTGTATGTGACGGCGTGGCCGCCCTGGCTTTCGCCTGTTCGTCGGCCCCGATGGGACAGACGCTCATTTCTCTTGGTTTCCAGCTGGTGACGACGTTGACCGGGCCCTGATAGGATCGACCGTTGACAATGCCGTTTTGTCCGGCCGGGATGAAGGTTTTCTCCAGGACCCGGTAGCCGACGGAATAGTCGGTCAGGTGGCCTTCCTTTGTTTTGAGCCAAGGGCCCTGGGCTTCTTGCGCTTCGGAAAAGTGCGACCTACCCACCAGCTGGTCGCCGGTGATCTGCATGTCGCGATAGGAGCCGATCACGCTGCCGGTGCTGTAGCGGCTGTGCGTATCGAGGAGCGGGACCTGCCGCGCTTCCGGAATCTGGCAGCCGGACATGAGCAGGACCTCGGGGATGATTTCCCAGCGGTCGTAATCGAACATGTCCACCGGTGTTTCCGTAGCACCGACAACCTCGACGGAGCGGCTGTCTTCATCGAGGGTCGAGGGACCGTCGCTTTTCTGTGTGACCACGACCAGCTTGCGATAGTTGAGCTCGGGCGGAGCCTGATTTGTGTTTTTGGTTTTACCGGGCATTTTCTATCTCCTTATTCCGTGGCACCCAGGGCCGCAGGGTTTTGTTTCAAGGCGGTGGATACATCTTCCCAGGTGAGGCCGCGTTCTTCGGCCATGCTTTTTGCTTCGGCCAGTTCATCGAGGATCTCTTCATAATCGCGCCCCCTGGAGGCAGCGACCTCCTGCGGGGAGCGGAGCGTTGCCCGGATCTGTTCAATCCAGGCTTTTCCTTCGCGCAGCGGGTCGATTGACTCCATGCCCGGCGGGGTGAAGACACCGCGCCAATAGCGCCAGGGATTCTGAAAATAGCCGGGCAGGTCGATGCGTCCGGCCAGGACCGCGCTGGTGATGATCTCGCGCACAACCGGGGTGGACATGTGCAGGATGTGCCGCATGGAGTGGGGCCGCATCATGACCGCGAAGTCGTTGCGGATCCCGCGCAGATTGCTGTAGCTGATACCGTCATAGTCGCTGGTGAGCAGCTCGTAGGTGGTGTCGGTGGCCACGGCTACCATGCGGAGCACGAATTTCGTATAGGCCGGGAACTGGTCGCCGGGCATATTATGCGAGGCGAATTCTATGCCTTCTCCCGGGCGGAGATATTCGATGATGGCATTCTCTACGTTCTCCAGCTTTTGACCGCTCTCCGGGTCTGTTTCGGTGCGCAGCCCCTGAAAACCAGCCGGGTCGGGTGTGGTGACCAGCGCCAGGTATTTACTGGCAAGCTTGGCCGTGTCCATGGTTGCGTCAAGGTAATCGCCCAGGTCGTGAGCGACCAGGATCGCCGTGGTAAAGGCCGATATCCCGCGCAGTTGGCCGGGGCGCAGGGTATGAAAATCGTGAATGACGTACTCCGCCGGGATCCGCTGCGACCTGGTGGAGCCGGTCAGGGAGTTGAAGCCGGAAGGGACGGCAAAATGGTAGGCGACAACTCGGCCGGTTGCCGGGTCGAATTCAATGCCCTGGTCGATCTGGTTGCCTTCGGCCAGTGTCGTATAGGCGCTGGAGACCCAGTCTGATTCGTAGGGCTGGAGACAAAACGGCACATAGCGGCCCGGCTCTTTGAGCCATTTTTTGACAAAAAGAAATTCTCCGGTTTCCACGTCCTGCCGTTTGCCGAGCCGTTCCAGCTCATAACCGTGCAGACGCCGGGACGGACCTCCGGCAGCGTCCATCTCATCCATCGCCCAGGCAATGGCATCCTCGATCTGGCGGATAGCCCTTTTATCGAAGACGGTTTTTTTATCGGTGGAGGAGCCCTCGTCGATGACGCGGGACTGAAAGCGGATGCCGGTGCCGACGGTGTAATTGGTGAGGATGTTGACGGCCCGGGCAAAGAATGGGAAGTCGCGCACCAGCTGGCGAGAGCGGGCACGGACGATGGAGGATGATGATCTGATCAGGGAGTTTACGTCCTGGTTCGCGGGAATCCAGTCTCCGGTGAGGCGGTTGACCTTGGCGGCCGCATATTGGCGAACCTTTGCCGCCTGGACGCGCTCGATCCTGCGGACACGTTCCGATCGCGGGGAGAAGATGCCGATGGCCCGGTCGAGGCCGGAGCCGATAAGATCAAGGCCGGAGCCGATGCGGTCCGTTATTTTCACCATCGACCACCTCCGCCGTTTTTGGCATAGGTGCGACCGACGGCCGGCTTGATTTCGGTACCACCGGCTGCTTCGAGTTGGGCCATTTCCCGGACAAACGCCAGACCGGCCTTGAATTCGTCGACAGTACGGTACTTGAGCTTGCGGGACGATCCTCCGGTATTGATCTCGTACTCGGCGGCGCCCATCTGTCCGGAAAAAAACCGCGCCGCAGCGTTGAGCATTTCAGCGTAGAGTGCCGCCCAGGTTGTGAAGGTCGTGAGAGTCGACAAAAAGGAAACCGCCTTTTTATAATTTTGTCACAGATTATAATGGCGGTTTTTTGGGGTTTTGGTATTTACCGGCATTTACCGGTGATTACCGGTGATTACCGGTGATTACTGGAATTTAGGGTTGACAGGGGTTTTGTGGTGGGGTTAAGGAGGGAGACCTGCCAGGTTTTGGAAACCTGACAGGTCTGGGTTGGCTTGTTGTGATCACTTAATTTCTTCGAAGAAAAACTCTCCCCTTGAGGTGGCTGTCCTTTTACCTCTCCGCAATACAATTCCATTAGATTTAAAAATATCATTATTGCGCTGCAACCACATTCCCATTGCTGTCGGAATAGCTGGCCAAGTCACTGGCTTATCGCAATTGGGGGCCATGCTATTGATTTGTTGTAATATGTCCGCAGAAGTGCCTCGAAGTTTGCTGTAATTTTGCAAAACAGTTTCTAGCAAAATATCTTCACACGCCCGAAGACGTGCACCAAGTAGAGAAAATCCACTAAAGACTCTTTCGTTTAGAAGTATTGTTGATTGATACTTGCAAACATTTTCAAGGTATTCACACAACTGGACTTTGTCTAGAGTCAAATACCCGTTTCTATCCGTCCACCGGCGATAGGTTTCGTAAAACGCAGGGAGATTCTGCTCAAATGATGGCCCCGATTCGCAGTTATACTGAAAGAACAAATCAAAACCCTTCTTAGCATTTTCATAAGTTTTCGATTTTAAGATTCGGTCCGCAATTAACTTCTCTTGGTAATCAAGAAAAGACGACAAAAGAACACCGTTGACCTCCCCTCCGCCGAAGCTTATTGGCTCAATTTGTCCGTTCCTTATCAGTTTGAGTAGGTCGGGTAACCGGATATTTAACAGATCGGACGCCTGATCTAACGGGATCGCTTGGATCTTTTCTAGTGCACGCTTAATCGTTTCCTTTTTCATTCACACTCCTCGTCTGCTATTTAATCCGCATCTAGGCCTGGCAGGTCTGAGTTAGCTACTCCACGAGAAACTTCCCCCACTCATCGAGTTTAACCCGCGACCCCACCCAGTACCCGTTTTCAGCGGTCTTCTTGATCGGCAGGTCCAGTTCCCTTTGCCACTTGAGGGCTGTGGACTCGCTGATGCCGAGGTATTGACAAATGGCCTTCATGCCCACGAGCAGGTTTCTTGGTTGCGGGTCTTTCATTGATTACCACCTCCTTGGTTTTTCGGTACGCGGTTTTTTCGTAACAGGGCCGCTTTGGTTGGGTTTATCGTCTCTTTGATTCACCATTCTCTGGATCGCGCAGGCAAACGCCTCATAATCCGGATTCAGTATCTCCCGGATCGCCATGTTCCCGACCCTGATATCCAGCGCTTCGTTCCTGGTGTACCCGTCCCGGAGCTTCCAGACGGTGATCATCTTGCCGGTGCGGCGGTCTTTTTCTCTGGTGGGATGTTCGGCGCAGAGCATCCGGAACCATTCGAAATCGTAGTGCTGCGGGAAGTGGAGGCTGCTGGATCCGTCGGCGTTGTTGAGCCAGGAGAAGAGCGTGTCTTTGCCTTCGGCGACGCCGAGCAGGTAGAAGTCTACGCCGTGCTTGCTCTTGCTGGGCTTGCGCGGGACGAGCGGGTCGGCGGCGTTGGTGCTGCCCTTGTGGGCCAGGTAGCGGCGATCGCGACTGACGAACTTGGCGACCCGGCGGGCGGCGTAGCCGATGTCGATGCCGGCAACGACAATGCGCAGATCGGCACCTGATTCGTGGCGGAAACTTTCATTTTGCAGGAAGTTGTGCAGCTGGGCCCAGACTCCGGCATCGCTGGAGAAGGGATCGTCTTTGTGGGGATCCCCGTGGAAGGTTTTGTATTGGATGCCCCAGCATTCGTCTCCCGGGCCCCAGGCGACGACCTCGCACTCGAGGCGGTTGCTTTGCACGTCGACATCGGCGGTGAGGAGGCAGGCGTCCATCGGGACGATCCAGTCGGCACCGTCGGGGGCGTATTGTTCGCGCCTGGTTTTGTAGAGCTCCGCCTCGCGGGGGAGATCGCCGTCGGCGTCTTCCGGTACCGGGAGGCCGAGACAGTCACACCAGAAATAGACGGTGTTGGCCGGGGTCGGGCGGAGCTGCATCTCGAGATAAGCGGCGGCGATTTTGTGAAAGTCGACGAAGCGGCTGATGAGCGGCGGGATGTGGGCCCAGATCTTCGCCGGCCGGGTGGAGCGGATGGATCCTGCCCGGGGGCGCCAGCCATGGAAGGATTCGAGCGGGCCGCCGTCTTCCGAAAGGCCGGGACCTGCCTGCGGGTTGTGGACCAGGGCACCGGTCCGCACGGCCTCGTCGCGATCGTCTTCATCCCAGCGGCAGCCGCAGCCGGTGCAGTTGTACCAGGCCAGACCTTTTTCGCAGAGATCGGCCGGGTCGATGATGTTTTCGGGCCAGCCGACATTGCCGAACTGGATGGTCTGGGCGTGGCCACAGGTGGGACAGACTGCGTAGAAGTCCCAGATCACCTGGGCGAGGTATTGCGCCTGCCAAATCCGGCCTTTGACGGTGGAGGCGGTGCAGCCCTCGATGATTTTGGACATGCCGAGGTTTTCGTAGGTACGGAAACGGGCACGCCAGCGGGTGATGGCTGCCTCGGGCCAGAGGTCAACCTCATCGCCGAAGCCGTAGCGCATCGGCTTGGAGGCGAGACGGCCTTCGGAGTTTGACCAGGCCAGGTAGGTGACGGCGCCGTTGCGCAGCCGGATCCGGCGGTGGGCGATGTCGTCGGGGTTTTTGGTGCGCAGCTTGCGGAGCGTGGGCGTGTTGTGGATCATCGGGATCAGGCGGTCGTTGATGGTTTCGCTGCCGGAGTCCCGGTCCTGCATGACGATCAGGGCCTGATCCGGTTCGGTCTCCTGGACGTAACCCCAGCAGGTGTGCATGATGTCGGTCTTTGCCGATTGCGAGCCGCCGCAGAGGAACAGCTCGCGGACGTACTCGAGGGAGAAGGCGTTGAGGAGTCCGCGGGCGTAGGGTGTGACGTCCAGATCGTAGGGTCCGGGCATGGCACCGACGGCAACATAGCGGTTGCCGTGTGCCCACTCGCTGCAGGTCTGCTCCGGCCGCGCACGCATGACCGCCTTTTCGCCCGGGAGGAGTTTAAATTTCCGGGGCGGAGGGGATGGTAGCCAGGAGTAGTCGTGTTTTTCAGCGAGGTTGGTCATGTGGTCTCGGTTTTTGATTGTTATGAGTATTGTTCGTCCGCCCACTTGTGCCAGTCGAATCCGCAATCACAGGTGTCAGGATGACCGGTAATCTTATAGACGCCTTCCACAAAATTCATGGAATCCTCACGGGGTTGTCCGCATGATGGGCAGCGGGGATATTTAACAGTAATCAGTGCCCCAGGTGGCAAATGTTCTAAGTTAATCACAATCTCTTTTTCGGCGCATTCTCCCCCATCCATGTCTCCGTCGCAATACATGTCAAAGTATTTCCGGTGCTGGTCGCATGTCTCGCCAGCGTAACAGTCAACCTTCACCTCTGCCGTCATTGTTGGATGAAATTTCATCGTTAATCACTCCGTTTCGGTAAAAATACGCCACGAGTTGTCTGTCCTTCCCTTTCACCTTTGACTTCGTAATAAGCAAATGGGAGCCGGTCAATGTGACTAACGCTCTTATCAGCAATACCTTTCAGGATGGCAGAACAGTCCCAGTAGTGTCCGGGACCACAGTTTTTAGGGTACGCTAAGCCGTGGCCACAGGGGCACAGGGACGTTCTAGAATAGAAAAGCTCGTCATCGGTGAAGATCGGATTGTCTTTCAATCGCTGCGCAAACGCTTCTCGCTCCTGCTTGTAATATGCGCTGATGGTTTTATCCGCGGCATCCGATCGTTTGAGTGCTTCCTCATACTGTTCTTTTGTAATCATCACGATAGTCTCTTCCAAAATCCCCCCTTCGCTGGCTTAACCAGCGAGTGCAGCGGAGAACCCGCTGACCCTTGTCGTTATACGTATTACTCGTTACGGGCGATAGCGGCATTCGCCCACATGATGCACTCATTTAACCGATTTATTGCCATTTCCAACTCTGCGGAGGCTGGGCAATGGTACGTTATCAGATAAGCAAGGTCTTTTCCGGACTCACGAATCTCCTTACACTTCTCCGGTTGCCCAGGTTTTGGTGGATGGTAGACGAAGAAATTCTCGATATCTTCGTTTTCCTCATAAGCGCGATTGAAAATTCGTTCTCGCACTTCCTGTATCTCGCCAGCTTTGGTAAATTCAACTTTCTTTTCCATGTTCGGCTCCTTGATATGTGCCGGGTTGCCGCCCGGCTAGTCGGTTGTTTGGCTATCTCTCCGGGTTCCGCTGTTGGTTTCAGAGATGGGCATCATCAATTTGAGTGACCGCCGGGAACACTCGCAATCACTCCCCTAAATCCGCCGTGCAAATGAGATAGCCTGCTGGATATTTTAGTGGCTTTCTTCGCAGACATTGCATTCCTCTACTGTTTCATGCTCTTTCCCGCAGAAAATACACCTGAATTTAATCCCTTTCACAACTTCCCCTTTCAGGTCTGGTTCAACTATTTCAGCATCCCCAAACTTCACAATATTGCTATACCCAGCAGGCTCCTGGCTCATATAGCAGTTTTCCTCGGGCAAGATTCTCAGCAGTGGAACGGTCTGACCAATCATTTCCGCATACCACATGAGCGGATCATTGCATTGAGTGATTAATAATTGCCTTGCATCCCTCACAAATACCCCTGGACTTCCACGATCTCCACCTTGCCCGGCAGGACGAATCCGCTTTCCGTCACTTCCGGAGCCCCAAACCTGCGCTCGAATGCTCTCTGGCATCTCGGGCATTGGTAGACGTTTTTCGGCAGGGTGCCAAAGATTTCCGCCTTACAAAACTGATCCAGATCCGCTGATTGATGACAGTATCCGCAGGTGATCGTGCAGCACATGTTCAATCCTCCTCATCCTCTATGCCCTGTATCGGCCTACTGTAGTTGTCGAAGGCTTTCTTGTTGAGCCCCAGGAGGAAGGTGATCAGCTCCTGGGCTTTCTGCGGGTCGCCTTTAACTATTTTGATGATCCTGCCGGCGGAGCTCCTGGCCACGGAGTTAAAGTAGTTCTTGAGGTTTGAAGCCCTTTCCGACAATTCAATTTCTACTTGCGATTTCGGCATCAGTTCGCCGAGGGCGGCCCGGTATTTGAGCTCGCGCATTTCGGCGTCACTGAGGATCCGCCGGACTTCGGCGGTGATCTTCTGTTGCTGGAGGTTGTCTTCTGATTCCTTTTCGCCGCTGGTGCCGTCTTTGCGCTGCAGGTGGAGCCGGGCGTATTCCTGGACCGCGGAGAGGGTGAAACCTCCGGCGGTGCGGGCTTTTATTTTGCCTTCTTTTTTCCAGTGGTCGTAGGCGGTGCTTTTGGATATCTTCCAGCCCTGCTGATCCAGGTGGTTGACCACATCGAGGATCGAGGCGAAGGTCTGCTCTCCGGAGTCGGGCTCTTGCTTTGCCCGGAGAAATCCCTCGAGGTCGCGGACCGCTTTACGGTAGGCCTTGCGATTGGCACCGGTGGGCTTGACCTGGACGGCCTCGAGGGCGGCGTCGCGAGCGGTGATGAGGGCGGTTTCTTGGTCCGCTATGGCTGAGGCCAGGGTGGTCACGGGGCTTCTTGCTCCTGTTCTGCTTTCCATTTTTCCATTTGTTGCCAGAATTCACGGGCATCGATGGTTGATGTTACCTTAAATCCGCTGATCTTTATGTTGTCGACACGCCACATCGCCCAGAAATAACCGATTCCTATGCCAACGATGAGGATGGTGATTTCGTTCACCGGTAGTAACCTCGCGCCCGACATTTGTTTTCGACCTTTGCGAAGAGCTGCTGCACGTATTCTTTGCCGCGCTGCTCCTCCATGATGCGCCAATAGGTTTCGAGGGATTGGGTCTTGTCGACCATCTCCTCGAGCAGGTGTTCATCATTGCAGGCCTCTTCGAGGTCGTCATATTTCTCCTGGACTATTTCCAGTACCTCGAGGTCTTCGGACATGACGTGGTCGAGCTGGTCGCCTAGCGAATTTTCATCGACGAATTTCGTGGGCGGAAAGTTGTAGACTGGCAGGTTGTTGGACATGTGTGGTTTCCTTTCAGTTAGGTTTTTATCCCTGGAGCGCTTTTTCATCCTTCATCAGTTCATCCCAGGCGGTTTGGACTTCTTCGCTGGTCTCGTATTTCTTCCAGGTACCCCAGTTTTTACTGAAGCATTTTATGCGGGGCGTGCCGTGTCCCATCACTATCTCTTCCGAGCGGTAAAGGTCGAAGCCTGCGTCGGAGAGCTCGCGGTGTTTGTGACCGGGATGTACCAGGCCTTCCATGGTTACCTCAATGTAGCCCAGCATGGACAAGAGTGATTTAAGCTCTTTTTCTGCCGCTACATATGTCGCGAATGGCGACATTATGTGAGGGCTCCAGTACGACTGATCCTCGTCAGGCTCGGCAAAGTGAATTGCTTTTTCTTCCCGGTCGTAACGCACCAGGGTAAACTCAGCCAACAGTAGTTTTGCTTCATCCCGGGAAAAGCCAAGCTGCACGTAGGTGTTAAGCGATGGGGCCGGATCTTCTACAGGTTGTCTTGGCGGATCCGGAGTACTGGCATCCACGACTGACCAATCTCTGAGAGGCATGAGGATCTCGATCCTTTCATCCCAGGGGCCGTGGTCGACAGGTATGAGCATCAGTGGGGAGATGCCGTCTTTGTATTTGACGAAGATTTCTCCACCCAGGGACTTGATGGCTTGGAGGAGAAACCTGGAATTAACGCTGAGATCCATGCCGGGGTCCCCGAGGGCCGGGATGGTGGCAGAGGCTACACCGAGAGGGGATAGGGCCGAGACGGTGAGGGTTTCGTCGGCCATGACAAGGCGAATTGATTTGGATTCGCCTTCGATCATGACGCCACAGGCTTCAATGGCGGCGGCCAGGTTGGACGATGCCACGATGAAAGTGTTGTCGAGGTAGCCCGGGACCACTCTCCTGAAGTTCGGGTAATCTCCCTCGAGGAGCCGGATGGATAGGCCGAGACCACCGCCGTCCAGGTGAAGGGTATTGCCATCGGCAGAGGGTCGATAGTCAATTATGGAGTTGATGCCGGATATCAACTTGCAGGCCTGGGATGGCAGGGTTATCCCCTGGGTGATTTCACGATCGATGTCTTGTATTTCTCGTGAAGCTATGGCTAAGCGGTGGCCGTCGGTTGCTGCAGCGGTGAGGCTGCCGCCTTCGCTGATGATATGGATGCCGCAGAGGTGCGGTTTTGTTTCGTTGGCACCGGAAGCATGACCGACGGCGGCGATGTAGTCGGGCAGAATGCCACGGGGCAACTGGAGAGTTACTTTCGCTTTGACGGGATACGCCGGGAAGTCTTCAGCATCGAGGCAGGCCACGGTGTATTTTCTGGTGCTGCCTGTTATTTCCATGGTCATGTTGTCGGCCAGAGTGATGGAGAGCTCTTCGGCGTCGGCACTGTCGACGATGCCGTGGAGTTTACTGGCGGGGACGGCACAGGCTCCGGCTGTTTCTACCAGGGCCCGGAGTTCTATGTGGGCGTGGACCTTCAGGTCGGTGGCGTCGAGTAGCAGCACCCCACCCGGGGTGGCCACAACCTTGATATGTGACAGTATCGGGAAACCCGCTTTTCTCGGTACCGCTGCGATGATCCGTTCTATTGCGTTTTTGATGTCGAGCCTGTTTACCGTGACTTCCATGATGTCTCCTTGTGGTATAAGAGCGAGGCTACCTCGCCCCTCCCCCTCCGCGGCGCGCGCCCTTTATATCCCTATGTAGTGGCCTGGCTTTTCAGGGGATGGTGCCAGCAGCCGAGGCGTGTGGTACCGCAGGCGGATCCGTTCGAGCATGTCGCGGACAGCGTGGCCTGACTTCCCGAGATGGGTGCCGATCTCAGCGTGACCCTTGCCGGCCAGGTGGAGGATCAGGCACTGCACGTACTCCTCCGGCTGCCAGCTGGTTTCGTGGATCGGCGTGCCGGTGGTGGCCCGGAACCGCTTCCCGCAGCCGGCGCAGTAGACCTGGCCGCAGTCCTGGAAGGCGGCGATCGCTCGGGCGCCGGTGATCGGGGACCCGCACCCCGGACAAACCGGACCGGCCGGCAGATATTCCCGGCACATCCAGGCCCAGGCCGCGCCCCTTGCTACCACCTGCAGTACTCTCTCTATTTCGACCATCTCGCTATCTCCTTGATTTTTCAGCACTGTCCAAAATTCCGGAACTCGAAAAACTCAGAACTCACACATTGATTGCGGTAGCGCGTGACCGCATGGAGTTACCTCCAGGGAGGACCCGCGACTTTCTGACACGGCCTCACCTCTTCGAAGTATTGAGCGCATAGGCAATCGCCTCCTCGAAGTTGCGGCGCCATCCTTGAGCCACAACCCGATCCGCAGTCTCTGCCATGTGAAGGCGGGCCTTGATGTTCGCCTTGGGCTCCAGGCCGTAGAGGATTCGGAGGATAGATCGCTTGCCCTTGCCGGTCCTGGTTGCGAGCAGGTCACCCTTCTTGCCTTTCAGGACAAACGCCTTATTGCCGAGGACCTGAGGCTTCTGGCTCTTCATCACGAGGTCTCGCTTGCTGCGCTTCACCCCAAACACAACACCAGGATTCGAGCCCTGCCTATTCAGGAAGGGGATAGCCAGGCGCTTGCCTGCTACCTGCTTGACTCCGCCAGTCTCCTGCAGCTGCATCCATGGTGCCTTGGTGTAGACCTTGGCTGTCAGGCTGGCCTTGGTTGCCTTCTGGATCCGGAAGCCGTAGGGAGTGTTCGGCTTGTACCAACCAGTTCGCAGCGTGAACTTGCCGGGCAGATCGGCAATGATCTTGGACTGGATGTCCTGGGCGGTTTTGGTCAGCGCCTTTGCCATGGCAAAAGGCAGCTCGTTCTTCCGCAGTGCCTCCATGTGACGCTGTACATCCTCTAGCCCCTTCACTTGAATTGTGATCATCGTTCGCCCCTTGTCCGGTCTGTCCGGTGCCTGTCCACCCACACCGGACAGCTTTTGATTAATAGATTCAAGCAGTTAAAACCCTTGTCCGGCTTGTCCGGTTCTTTTCAATATCCTAAGAGAATAAATAAACAACAATCTGTACTGAGTAAAAAGACCCTCGCGCGGGTGCGCATACGTAAGGCAATAGAAAAACCTCCGGACACTCCGGACAAACCTCGCCAACCCTTGACTATCAAGGCCTCGCAATGTCCACCCTGACCGGACAAGACCGGACGGCACGGACATTGCTTTAACCCTTTTTGCAGTCGGCACGACCTTTGCGAATGCTCTCATGATCGGCCTCCGGCGGGGAGGGGAAAGGGGGCGGGGTCGCCAGCATCTGCCTCGAGCTTTTCCTCAACGAGTCGAAAACCCAAATACGCATTTGCGCGCCTCGTCCCGCCAACACTGTCAATAGCGATGTCCTTCTTCCCGTCTCTCACCGGAATAGCCGCGTCACGCAGAAGGCGCGAGAATTCTATTCGAAACTGCGGCTCTCCCAGGGGCATCAGATTCCAGCCCTTGCAGCTCTTGACGTAGGTCTCATACACGCAGCCCTTGGCCTCTCTGGCGCTGGCATCAGCCTCCACATGCTGCTCGATGAAATACAGCACGTTGTTGTTGACGCGCTTGTAGTCGTGCAGGCTGGCCTGCATGGCCGCCGTGTCGGTAAACCCTTCCTTGCGCAACTCCACAAGTCCCATCAGCGCCCAGGCGAAGATCCCCGGCAGCTCCTCGAGGAGTTTGTCCTTCAGGAAGATGTCCGCCGATTGCTTCTTGACGAACTGACCCTCAAACCGGAGGATCATGATCTTGCGGAAGAAACCATCGGAGTTGTCCAGCATCTTGGGTAGTCTGTTGGTTGAGTAAATAAGCTTGCAGAAGGGCTCAAAATCGAAAGGAGTCTGGTTCTTGAACGATGCAGAGATAGGATCACCCGACACAATCGCCTTGATCTCCTGCGACTGCATCGCCTTCGCCTCGATCTCGGTGCTCATGTTGATGAGCTTGTCCACCAGGCGCGAGAGATAGAACTGATCCTCCAGCCGCCCCATGGGGATATGGGAACAGTTCTCCGGGCCGATCAGCGCCCGCAGAATGTTCATAAACGTCGATTTGCCGTCACCACCTGGACCGAACAGGATCAGCATCCGCTCGTAGCGGGTCTCCCGGGTAAGGCAATAGCCGGCGAATTTCTGCGCCTCGCGGATCGCCGCAGGCTCGCTGATCCACTGCTCCAGGCAGCGCTTCCAGGTCGGGCAATCAGGAACATTCATCGGGTCGAAATCGATCGGCAGCATGTACGTGGCGTAAAACTCCTTGGCATGCGGCACCAGCTTCCCGGTCACCAGGTTGAACATCCCGCTTTTCAGGCAGATCAGGTCGGCATGATCGTTCATTTTGCGCCCCAGTGGCAGCGTCGACAGATCGCGGATCATGTTAGACACGTCCGCAGCCTTGGCCGAGTTGCCCTCGTCCTGGAGCATCAGGAGCGCCTTGCTCCGAATGTGCGACAGATCATACTGCTCCCAGAAGCGACCCTCCCAGCGGTACACCAGACCGGTCAGCGGGTCCGCCACTACGTTCAGATCGTCCATGATCGCCTTGGCCAGCAGCGCCGGCATGAACTTGCGACCACGGAAAAACCGCTCCACCGACGCCGGACGCTCCGGATCCTGGTCACGCTCGATCACCAGCGCATGTGCCAGCAGGTCCTGCAGGTCTGAAGAGCTCCGGCCATGCCGGGCAAACCAGTCGGTCAGATCCTGTCCGTGGGCCTTCGGGTAGTGGGAGGGAGGGGAAGGGCTAGGCATTTTCCACCTTCATCAGCTCAGGCCAAACCAGCACCCGCACGCTCTTTGCCTGCTCCGATATCGAGGCAGCCGCCACATGGGCGCCCTTGAAACCGGCAATATCCGCATCATAAGCAATCACCACATCACGACCCGCCATCAGCCGGGAAAACTCGTCCCGCCACGTCCCGCAACCGGCTGTCTGAGTAACGGCATTCAGCCCCTGGGACAGCGCGCAAATCGTATCAGGCTCACCCTCGCAGATCCACAACACCCCCGGTTTCCACTGCGACGCCGGCGGCCAGAGCCTGGTCCGGCCGTAATCGTTCGGCAGCGCCCCGCATTCCTTGCAGGACTTCTCCTTGCTCTTGCCCTTGACCACAACCTTCCACTTTCCGCCACAGGCCGGGCAAAGCTGATCAAACCACGAGATCACCTTGTACATATCTGCGCCGGGAGAATACAGCCGGATGTTGCACAGGCGGCCCTCGTCGTCCCTGATCGGGATGGCGATCCGCTTATTACCCATAACATCGGTAAACTCTCTCAGGTCCAGAATCTCGATCACCTGCGGAGACCATCTGCGCTGATCCTTCAGCTCGGCGATCCGCGTCGCAGGGAGAGGGGGGAGAGCCTCGAGGCACTTCTCATCAAGGTAAACATCCGGCAGGCGCTGCTGGCCCCAGCCGCTTTCGTCGATCTTGTCCACCGGCGGGCGCGTAGCTTGGCGTTTGGCGGGCGTTTTCGAGCCTGCCTTTACCTCACCATCCCCATATTCAGCCTTGAAATCCAGAAATCCCTTGCCGGTAACCTCCTGCCAGAGAGTAACCAGGTCGCCACCAGCTCCGCACGACTGGCACTTGAACCAATCCTCGGCAAAATGGTAAACGAAAGAGCTGGTCTTGTGGTCGCCATGAATCGGGCAAAAGCCGTGCAGCTTCACGTCTCCGTAAATCTTCTCGACCTTAAACAGCCCCTCGGCTATCTCGCGGCACTTGTCAGGCCCTAATTGTTCAAGAGCGTATCCCATTAGCTAAAAAGCCCCTCCTGGCACTCAATCACCGGCGGACGTGACTGGTAAATGGAGAACGCCTTACGGTGGAACTCGACCCAGCGCTCGATCGCAACCACCAGGGCGGCCCGATCGGTGCCATTTGCCGCAGCATCCATCGTATCGGCAGCCTCACGCAAATGCTTTGCCACATCAGGCCGGTTATCTCTCAGCCATTCCAGCGCCCCCGCAGGGTACAATGACGCAATAATGCTCACCGCATCACCAACCAGCAGCGCCGCGGCGTCTTGATCGAATGCGGGAGCCTTGGGAATATCGATACGGTGGGCAGCAAGGCCCGGGATCATGTCGGCAAGGTTGCTCATCTTACGCCACCATCCGCAGTTTTCCAGACACCAGCATCGAGCACAGCTCCAGGATGTCGCCTGTCACATCGTCGCTGATCGCCTCCAGATCCACCAGGAGGCCAGGACGGGCGCTGAAGTCGAGGAAGATTCCTTCTGTCTTTACTTCTAGGGGGGGGGTAATCATTGAAAGGAGTGAACGGGGCGAGGTCTTTTCCGGTGGCGACTGCACTGGAGGGTGTATCGCATTGTCAACTGACACAACAGGGATTTGCTCAGGTTCTCCGGCAGCCGTTTGCAGCTCGCCCTTGTGCCGCAAGGCGTCATAACATGCGCGACAAAGGCCCCTTGCAATGATCTCTTTCTTCTTATTGCAGTTTTTGCACGTATCAAGCTTACCCACAATAACCTCCTCCATAGCAACATCAGACACATTGACCAACCCATCACACTTGCCACACGAAAAAAGCCCACGCTCCCGATTAACTCTACATGACCGCTCAGTAATCCTTGCCGACATCGGCCGGCACTCGCCCATCATCATCTGATAAACTCGAGAAAACCCTGCGGCGTCGACACCCTGGTCATCTCATGGCTCGCGGGTATCAGCTCCAACGGGGTAAACGCCCCCTGAGCGAACAGCTCATCGATCTCCTCGCGGGAGAGTGAACGGCATTCGCTTTTATAGGTAACAGATGCCATCTCATGCTTCATCGGACCCCATACACGACTCATTGTGCCACCTCCCGCTCAATCTCAGTCAGTCGCCGCGAAACCCTCTCGCAGGCCACCAAACAGACAACCTTGTTCTCTCGACAGCCGGGGCAATTGTTCCGCTGCAGGAGTCTGATGCCAAACTCATACACATGGCCAACAGCCGCCAGGATCAGGACGATCACCAGGAGCGGGATCAGGTACGGATACCTTCGCAGTATTTCCCAAACGGTGGGGAGCATCATGTCGGCTGCCCTCCCAGGATCTCCGCGAAGTCCTCGCCGTAAAACGCCAACATGCACGTCTCGTGAGCCCCATGGGAAACCAGCTCGCGGCCGTCGCCACCGAAAACTGGTGGCTCATCGTCACTCCCAACAACACCGTGGCAAATACTGCATACTGTAGTCATGCAAACCTCGCGCGCTCACGTGGAATAAACAGCTCACAATCCTTAGTCTGCTCGTAAAACCGCGCAGTCATGCCCTTAAAATTGCCAGACCACAGAATCTCGCGGCAGATACTCGCGGCCCGTAAACAGTTACCGTGGAAATCGCACTCATCGCACATGTTTGGCCCCCCGGTACAAACCTTGCTATTGCTTGTCCGTCATTTTAAACGAGTAGTCAGCACATCTCCCATTATCAGGAACCCAACAGTTGTGGTATTCGCATTTCATAAGTCGGCAGTCCTCGGGATGGTGTTCAGCCTGGCTCGCAAGACTCCTGAACGAAATACCGCGGTAGCAATTTTGGCACAGCTCCGGGATGGTTAATGTTTTCGGGGTTACAAAGCCGTCTTCCTTGTTTCTCTTTTCCCAGGTGCTTTGCATAAGTCCTCTCAGGGCCGGTCTCTCCCGGCTGTCACGTCCTCAAAGGCGATCACTCAGAGCATGTCACCATGCTTACCAAATCAATCGCAGTTCCCGAGGCTCGCATTGGCCGACGTTCGCCTACGCATTCCCGCTCGGTCCGGGTCTCATCGTTCTCAGAGCTCCGATGAGCTTTCCAGCTTTTAACGACTGTCGTCACCCCTGTGGAAGAAGACATATAATTTTGATGGAGGCAGATTCGAACTGCATCACCACACCGATTCGCCAAGGGTATAGGCTCAAAACGGTGGATGACGGCCATACCTCCGGTGGGCCTTCCAAAACGGCTTAGTTTCCATGTCCGCCTCTAATCCCACTACACCATCAAATCGAAACTCTTAAAATCCCCTCCGGCATATTTCCTTTTGGCGAGCGAGCCGGATACTCCTTTCGAGTTTATTCGCCGGAGGGTGATCGAGTAAAAAAAGCGGCATAAGAGGGGGTAGACTCGTAGCCCGGCAAGGAGGGGACCGGGCGCCGCTGATGGTATTACTCTCTACGGACAACCCGGCCCCACATCTCGCAGGTTGCCGTCTGGCCGTCTGGCTTTACAAGCGCATTCATCCTGGCAGCGGCTGCCTCTGCTTTCTGAAGGGTCTTAAAACGCCGGGACATCCGCGTCACTGAGGTTTTCCCGGTGACGTAATTCTTGCAAGTCACCTCAACGAGATACATGATCAGACCCCTCTGTCCAGGTAGCAACCACTGCCTGCCGATCTTCCAGCGGAAGCTCGTATTGCTGCTGGTGCTTGTCGACAGCCACTACACAAGATTGGCCAAGTGCTCCAACCAGGACGAAGATCACCGCCCACAGTATGAGCAGATCCAAAACGGCCAGCGCCTTCCGGCGTTTTCTCACGTAATAGTTCATATCTTTGCCTCCCGAGCGAGTCTCCTGTTCCGTGCCATCAGAAGCAGCCGAAATACTTTGTCCAGGCGTATCTTCGCATCCTCTGACAACTCGTCCCAGGTTGGTCCGCCGTTAATGCGTGCCATAATTACCCCTCCGTACCGGTCCTCTGCTCCGGAATATGGTGGCCGTGCGCCTCGCACTTCGCCTGCTGCTCGGCGTAAATCTCTTTCAGGCCGGCCTGATTGATAATGTGTGTAGTAATGAGCTGTGTCTCCAGGATCTCCACCCCGCGCTTGACATCCACCAACTGCTGCATCATCGAGCGGAACGTATCCTCGAACCCGGGGATGCGATAGGGGTCAGCATTTGAAAACATCTCAGCAAGTACCAGCGCCGCCTCTCGTGCCTCTTCAGCCTCACGGGCCAGGCGGGTAAAGATAATGGCCGGATCGCGGCGGATGTTGTTCAGATCAGGGAAGATCTTCGGGATGATCGCCTTGTAGACCGGGTTGTCCTCCAGGTATTTGAAGAGGATCGCCTCGCACTCAAGGGCAGCCGATATCTGAATAACGGTATGAGGATCAGGTCCACCCTTCAGGTCGCCGTTTTCGATCTTCCAGACCGCGCTTTTTGAAAGATGGATGATGTTGCCCAGGTCCTCCTGGGTCAAACCCCGTTCCTTCCTAATTTTCGTAATCAGTTCGCCCAGTGGCATACGTCACTTCCTTTAGTCGGTTGGTCTTTAAAACTTATCCATGTTTCATGGTCTTTATAAACCATGTTTTATGGACTGTCAAGATGTAAATACATATTTAATGTACATTTTGCAGGGAAGTGTTTTTTGATTAGATATTTTGATTACCTGCATTGCTTAAAGTTCCTATTTTGTGTACTTGTTTGACAAATAGTGGAATTTGATTTTAAATTGAAGTATGAAAATCAAGAAAGAAGACATTGGATCAAGGATTCGGCAGGCTCGGATCAATAAAAAAATGACCCAAGATGAACTTGGCAGGGTGGTAGGGGCAAATAAAAACTCTATATCTGCCTACGAAAACGGGGTCAACGATACGAGCCCAATGCTTTTGGCGAGCATTGCTGAGGTGACAGGCGTAACCATCGACTGGCTTGTCACCGGCCGGGAGCCAGTAGCTCCCATTGTCAGCGATTTTGGTGAAGAGTATCTTCACGACGGTAAAACCGAAGAAGAAATTATGAGAGAACACTTTGACGGGCTTGTCGAGATGATGGTAAAAGACGGCGTTGAGCGAGTAATTGCGGAAAAAATGCTGGAGGCGGTCATCCGTGAGATGCGGATCACGGGCACAGGTCCGGACGGATACATCAGCCTGGGTGATTTTCTGAGGGACGCAAAGCGGCGACTAGATAAAGAGGCCGCCCACCAGGGGCAGGCGGCGGAGGGAGATACAGCCGAATAATTATTTTACTATCACAGACACCAATACTCGCAGCAAAGTCTGGGGCGGCAGCTTCGCGCCGATAAATAACTTTTGCAGCCGCACTTTCTCGGTATCCGACAGATCTTCACTCAAATCTTCCTGTACACCCATCTTGAGCCTCCTTTGTTTGTTGGTCTTTTTTGTACCCGGTAACTTCATTTTAATTTGACAAGCGAGGTAAAAAACAAACGATATTGATAATATTTGACATTTTTCTTTCGGCGTTTTTAATGGGGGAATGAATGCAACAGGTATCGGTCAGCGCATCAGGGAAATACGGACACGCCTCCGCCTCACTCAGCGCGAGCTGGCGAAGCTGCTCGGACTCAAAACCGGCTCCGCCATCTCCGCTTACGAGACAGGAGACGCCTCTCCTACTATCGACACCCTGATCAAGCTGGCCGAGATCGGAAACACCTCCTACGACTGGATACTGAACGGAGGCCATATGGCCGGAACACCCGACGGTAAAACTATCCAGCTCACCCATGAAGAGCTAAAGCTCCTCCAGGATCTGCGCCGGGCATCACCCGAAATCAGAGATTTGGTCACGCGACTGATCGAGGCCGTAACAGTAGGTAGTAACAGCAATAATAAAGCCAATTAATCTTCAATAAAATTCGAACACTTGAAAATCTTTAGTATTTTGCTAAGCGACCACACAAAACAACGGTCTCGTTCAGGCGAAAAAATCCGCAAAACACTAAGCGCCTCAAACGAGCGCTCCCGGAGCTAAAGATTTTTATATGTTACACAATGAGACAAAGTTCAACAATTACAAAAAATGTGATATTGATAACCGCATCAGAAAAAACCTGGTACGCTTAAGAAACCTATTCCAGCTCTCCCAGCGTGAGCTTGCAAGGCTGTCGGGAATAACCCATATCGGACAGATCGAATCCGGTCACGCGGGAATAGGCAAACAGGTGGTGTGCAAATTGGCCGAAACAATCAATGTCGATCCATCAGAATTCTATGCTCCGGAAGCCCCGAGTTACAACACTGTGGCTAAAATAGCCGAAGCATGCAAATCTTTGTCGGGCGAGGGACAGGCCCTCGTGCTGGCACTGGTAAAGGACCTGGCCGCATATGAAATGCGGCGGAAATGGAGGGAGTAACATGACTACAAAACGTTTCGTGACATTCTTGGTGGCTGCAGCATTAACAGTTAGTAGCGCCTCTTTCAGCTGCGCGGAGGACGTGACCCCTAAAGCCGAGCCGGACGGAGGCGCTATAGCGGCCGCAGTGGTAAGTGATCTGGTATGGGTGCCCGGTAAAGTTGCCGTGTGCGCATCAAGCGGCGTCTTGTGGACTGTTGGAATGGTCCTTACTGCTGGTACGTGGTATAAAGAATGCGGTGATCTGGTCCACTCTGCTTGTACAGGGAAGTGGGTATTAACTGGCGAAGACATGATGGGATCTCCAGACAAGATCTAATTCTTGATTTCCCCGCACACCTTCAATGAAGACCTTTAAAC